TGTCAACCAATTAGGAAGCCGTATCCTGTTCCGCCTGCAACAGCCATAGCTAAGTCTTGTTCTAGTTTTTCCATTTCTTGCTGTGCTTCTGCTTTTAAGGCATCGCCATTTAGTGTAGTGCCGCCACCAGGTCCGGCAATAGTTGAAAACTTACTACGTGCTTCTCCGAGCATGTATTTACAATTAGCAAGTGTGTAATCTTTTATCCATTGAAATGCCTTGTAATCTTTGTATAACTCAAAATCTGGTCTATAATTGTAACACCATAACAACACTTCTTCGTCGGCTCTTGGACGCTGTAATATAGTTAATTTTTTGTTGCTTGTGTTCCATGTAAATTCAATAAAGCTACCAAACATGCGTCCTATTAATTCTTGTTGCTGGGCAAAGAAATCATATGTAGCCAAGCCGCCTATACCACTACCTGCTAACAAATAGGTGTTGGTATATGCTAGGTTAAACGGTTCAAACAAACTGCCGCCATCTGCACTACCGCCTAATCTACTGCCAATACTGCGCCTATAAATTTTTCTTACTTCAATAATTTCTTGAGGCAGTATGTATTCATTTTTATCTTGTTCAAACGGTAAAGTTATATAACTTTCTTCAACACTGTTTTCGCTACGCTGTCTATATTTGCTTAATGATTTGCCTAAAGCTGTATCATAATGTATTGGATCAAGTTCAACGTCTACCATGCCGCCACCTAAAAAGGTGTTGACATAATTGAATATTTCTTGCTTTTCTGTAGTTGTATCGGCCATGATTTATCTCCAATAGTATTTATCGTGTCGATAAATATAGTATGCCACGATTAAGTTTATACAGACCGGATAAAAGTAACGACTACGATTTTTTAGATAATATTATCTTTGAACAATTCACTGTAGGTGGAACAGATGTAGTTGTGCATAAGTATCTAGGTCCAAAATTAGCAAGCGACGACGATGCTACAGCTGATAAACCACAATACTCTAATGTTAGTGTAAAGAACATACAAGATTTGCTGTTTCTAGAAAACAGAGACAGAAAATACGATGAAGATGTTTACACCATGCGTGGGCACTACAATGTGCAAGATGCCGATTTTGATCTAAGTCAATTTGGTATATTTTTAAGCAACGATATGATTTTTCTAACTGTTCATATCAACAGCAGTGTAAAAACATTAGGCAGAAAATTTATAAGCGGTGATGTAATTGAATTGCCACACTTGAAGGATGAGTATGCATTGAATGATTTTGACGTGGCATTAAAACGATTTTATGTGGTAGAAGATGTGAATCGCGCAGCAGAAGGATTCAGTCAAACTTGGTATCCACATTTATATAGATTAAAATTAAAACAACTAGTAGACAGCCAAGAATATAAAGATATTTTAAATTTACCTGCAGACGAAGATAATCCGGATGGCAATACACTACGTGATGTCCTCAGCACATACAATAAAGAAATGGAAATCAACGATGCTGTTATTGCGCAGGCGGAATTAGATGTTAAAGCTAGTGGATATGACACTGCACAATTTTTTACTATTACAGTTAGAGAAAACGGTGAAGTATATTTGTTAAGTGCAGATACGACAGAACTTACTGCTGATGGACTTATCACTTCTGACATGGTAATGATGAATCCACCTAATAGTGCATATCTAGGATATCTGGTTGGCGACGGATTGCCACCTAATGGAGTTCCTTATGGAGAAGGATTTAACTTTCCAGCGACAGCATTAAGTTCAGAAGGCGACTACTTTCTACGAAAAGATTTTTTTCCAAATAGGTTGTTTTATTTTACTGGCACAACATGGAAAAAAGTTGAAGACAATGTAAGAACTACAATGAATCCAGATTCAACTAGAGATACACAAAAAGGAACATTTATTAATAATACTAATTACATGTATTTCAATAAACTTGGTTCTGATGTTATCAATGCAACAGAGGGTGATATAATTATTGATACAAGGTTAGATTTTCCAACCACAGCACTTTATGTGACTATAACCAATCAAGAAACAAGATTATTACAAGATTATGCTGTTGCTGAACATGAAGATCTATTTTTAGATGACGGAAATGGAAAATTACGAATTCAATTACCTATTATAGATAGTGTTCAAGAAACAATACAAAAAACAGGAAGATACGATATTTACTTGTATGCTAGACGTGAAGCCGAGAGACAGGCTATATCAAAAGCACTTAGACCGAGGTCAGATTTCTAATGCAATTTTTTTACGATGGACAGATACGCAGATATATTAGTCAAATAATTAGAGCTTTCAGCTTTGTAAGTTACCAAGACAGCGAAGGCAATCTTACACAGGTTCCGGTCATGTATGGAGACTTAACAAGACAAGTTGCTAATATAATGCGTGACAATAGCGAAAACAAAATGCCTAGTGCTCCACGTATGGCAGTATACATTACAGGATTAGAAATGGATAGGACTCGCTTGAGTGATAGCAGTTTTGTAAGCAAAGTAAGTGTGCGTGAAAGAGAATACAATTACGACACAAATGCCTATACAACAGCTCAAGGTAATGGTTACACTGTAGAAAGATTACACCCAACTCCATACAATTTGAGTGTAAACGTTGATTTATGGTCAACAAATACAGAACAAAAATTGCAAATCATGGAACAAATATTAATGGTATTCAATCCTGATTTAGAATTGCAAACCAGTGACAATTATGTAGACTGGACAAGTTTAACAGTCCTAAATATGGATAGTCTTACTTTTAGTAGCCGAAGTATTCCTACTGGAACAGATACAGATATTGATGTCGCCACTATGGCCTTTACTGCTCCGATTTATATTTCTCCGCCAGCCAAAGTCAAGAAACTAGGTGTTATTACAAGTATTATTACTAATGTATTCAATGTAGATACAGGAACTGTAGAACTAGGAGGGTTTAATCCTGATACAGGAACTGATGTTACTAATACAGAGGATATTACAATATTACCAGATGGCAGTGTAATAAATGCTGGACAAACAAATACTGGAGCACAAGGCCAAACAGCAGTGACAAATGATTTGTCAGGCAATACGCAAACATATGATGATGTCATAGTAGATCCTGATGATGACACTAGACCTAGAAATACTTTTGGTATTTCTAGCGATGCAGCGGTAAGTGTAAAATCTCCTGTTGTAACAACTTATCGCAATTTTGATATAATAGTAGAAGACGAAACTGCACGCCTTGCAATTAACAAACAGTTGCGTATTGGAGATATAACATGGGAACACGTTATCGAATCTGAAGAGTTTGCAACATATCAACCTGGTATAAGTCAAATAAGATTAAAAAGAGCAGAGTTAATTAATCCAGTAGTAGGAACTTTTGTAATAAAAGACGGAGATAAGTTTACATTAGAAATTGATTGGGACATTGACACACTTCCTCAAGACACCCTTATTCCTGGTCCAGCAAGAAGTGCATCTTTAGAAGGCACACTTGATTACATTATAAATCCAAGAACTTTCCATCCTATAAAAACATTTGGCACAACACTTGCAGATATTCCAAACGGAACAAGATTATTAATGCTTGCACCCATTGGTGGCAAGGTAGAAAGAAGACAAACATTTACTTTGCCTGATAATATAATTAACACGGATACAGATTTTGATATAGTATATGGACATGACGTGTTTGTAAATGGAACAAAGGTTACATCTACAGCTATTAATAGAGATGACAAGTATACAATTAAACTTGATAATACAGCGCCTGATAATGCAAAAATTAGGTATGTGCTACACATGAATCATGATGGCGCTGATGCATGGAAAGGAACCGGAGGCGAAGATTTTATTGCCGATCATTACGATATAGTTGAATGGGACGGAAACAATTGGAATATTGTATTTGATGCAAGTGAAACCGATGACATTGTTTACTCAACTAATCTCACAACTAATAAGCAATATTACTTTAATGGTTATTTCTGGCAACGTAGTATTGACGGATACTATTCAAATGGAACTTGGGATTTAGTGTTGTAAAATAACTACTGTATGAGCACCAAAAAAATTATATGTAGCGGAACTCTTTTTTATAGTTTAAAAACAAAAAGATTTTTATTATTACATAGAACTCAAGGCAAACATAAAGAATTATGGGGACTTGTTGGCGGAACAAACGAAGACGGCGAAACTCCATGGGAAGGATTGCAAAGAGAAATTGAAGAGGAAATTGGAGAAATTCCTTTAATAAAAAAGACGGTGCCACTGGAAAGTTTTATTTCTAACGATCAGCAGTTTTTCTTTCATACATATCTTTGTGTTGTAGAACAGGAGTTTATTCCAGCATTGAACAAAGAACACGATGGATATGCATGGGTTGCATTCAAAAAATGGCCAAAACCATTGCATCAAGGATTAAACAATACCTTACGTAATAAAACAAATTTAAACAAGTTAGATACAGTAATTAAACTTGTGGATATGATCGCTTAAACAGATCTTGTAAATATTCAAAATCATTTATCTTTGATAATTGTTCTGGAGAATTTTTATATTTTTCTCCATATAATTTTCCTGCACGGGCGCCTTCAAGTGCAAACGTGCCAAATGATTTATCTTCGCCCCTACTACACCATGCATCCAGTCTAAACTTTGTATCTTTTTCATTTTGTCTATTGATAGCTCTACTGGACAACTTTACGCATTCTCTAAACGCACTTTTCCATGTGTTAAATGGATCAGTATTAAATGCAGTTATGTTACTCATTTCATCTATTGCTTTAAAATTACGACTTATACTGGTTGTCATATCTGCCGAGTTTACATCAACATTTTCAGTTA